GCGTTATGGGATCAAACTTTAAATTTCAAACCTCACAAAATAGATTATCTCAGGCATCTGAGTCTGGGGCAGTGGCCGGATATCAAGCATCTGTTGGAGCTGCATCTATAGTAAACGATGGACTCTCAAAGATGGGAGAGATTCTTCCTGGAGTTATTAACGGCCTTTCTGGATTAAAAGGAGTACTTGAAACTCTTCCAAGAGCTGGTGGTGCAGGGGGATTCTTATCAGGACTTGGCGGTAATTTAGCAACACTTGCCGGAGCAAGAATGATGATGGGCGCAAACCCAGCAGCAAAAGCCGGTGGAGCTGGAGCAATGGGCTTTTTAGGAAAAGCGGGAAGTCTTGGAATGAAAGCTGGCGTTACGGGACTTGGACTTGGTATTGCTGGAACTGCTATAGCTAAAAATCAACCTCATGGTGGGGCTAGAAGCAGGATAGGAAACGCCGCTAAATGGGCGGGATACGCATCCATACTTAATTTATTGGGCCCAGAAATTGGAATACCTGCGATGGCTATTGCAGGTGTTGCAGGAGCTGCACTAGGCGGTGGAGAAGGTGGGGACGCTGCACCTAATATGAACCCTAATGCAGGCGGTTCTGAAACAATGCTAGCTGCCCCAGGAAGTAAATCAAGTATAACTTCTGCTTTTGGTGATAGAACTGATCCAAATAATCCAGGAGTTAAACAGCACCACGGTGGAATTGACTATGCCATGAAGGTTGGTAGCCCTGTACCAGCTGCTGCTGACGGAGTGGTATCTAAAGTAACTACGCAAGCAGGTACCGGTAGAAGTTACGGTACCTATATTATGATTGATCATAAAGAATTAGGTTTATACACTCTTTACGGTCACTTAAGTAAGACCTTAGTTAACTCTGGACAAAAAGTGACTAAAGGACAAATTATTGCTTTATCTGGAGGCGCAAAAGGCGCACCTGGAGCAGGATCATCTACTGGTCCACATCTACACTTTGAAGTTAGAAAAACTGCAGCAGGCAAAGGAGTTGAGCCAAAAGGTTTCTTCAGTAGGGTTAAATCTTTCTTATCAGGAATGGTAGGCGGAAATAAAAGTGCTAATCCCTCAGGATTAAAAAACTCTTATCAAGGTTTACTAGGAAAATCAGCTTCTTATCAAAAAGCTGCTGAAATGTCTGGGCAACGTCTTTCATCCCTCCTTGCAGCCGGATCTTCTATAAGTTATGAAGATATTATGAAGTTTGAAAAAGATGGTGGACTTAAATCTGCCGCTGCAAAATCTGATGGAGTTTTAGGAGAATTAAGCACTAACGCTAGAACTGACGCTGTTTCTGGCGACAAAGGTGATTTAGCTTTTGGTTCTAGATTAGGACTGGTTAAAGGACTTCAACAACATGGTTTTAAAGGAAAAAATTTACAGACTGCTTTTGCAGTTTCTTTAGCTGAATCTGGTGGAAGAGCACACGCACTTACTACTTCAGGACGAGATTTATCGTACGGACTATTTCAAATTAACATGAAAGATGATGATCCTAAAAGTCCTAATATGGGTCGTAATCGTCGTAAACAATTTGGATTAAAAAACAATGAGCAGCTATATGATGCCAACACAAACTCTAGGGCTGCTTATGAAATTTCTAACAAGGGTTCTTGGTGGAAACAATGGGGGTCGTACACTAATGGGGCGTTTACAAAATTCTTAGACGATGCTGAACTTTCAATGAAAAAAGCAGGTATTCCTACAGCCCGAGGCGGAGCTGAAGATACTACAGAAGGTTTAATGTATGTCCATGATAATGAGGCAGTACTTAACGCTCAAGAAGCGGGACGATACCGTAACCGACCTAACAATGTCGGAGGTGGGGGCATAACTGTCAATATGAACGTAAGTATTGCCCAAGCCGGAGTAGCAGAAGTACAAGTACTACTAGCTAACTTTAAAACAGCTTTAGAAAATGATGCCGGACTTAAAAGAATTGGGGCATACTAATGACTATGTTAGGTGGAGTTAACTTTTACGCTAAATGTATAGCATATGAGTCTGATCAGACCACAGGTACAGACGCTAACGATGTTGCAGGAGACTGGAGTTATATTGGATCTGGATCTAATCTAACAAAAGCAGTCTACATAGGTCACAAAATTCAATATGAAATAAAAATTTATTGGGTAAACTCTGCAGGAGCAGACGTTTTAGTAAAGTATAATGGAACTACAGTTACCTTCCCACCAGTAGCCCCATCAACAACGCCAACAACTTCAACAGTTAATAGTGCTCTTCCAAGTAACGCGGGTGTTTGGACTACTTGGGTAACAGCTAATAGCGCTAAACTTAAAATTGGAAGTACTAAAGTAATTTCAAACATGCTGTATGCTACAAACATTGAATCTAAAAATAATCAATCAATAACTTTTACCCCTGCTTTTGTACCAAAAGTACAAATAAATGGAGTGTGGCAAACCATTGAGTTTGCCGCAGGTTTTGAAATACCAACCATTGTTTACACAAAAGCTAATAAAACTGTAAAACCACCCGCTACTGTTACAGCATACGATGGGGTAGGAACACTACAAGGGGGGGCAGGGTTACCTGCAGCAGGTTTGCAGTCTGAAGATTGGTATGCTTGGAACTCATGCGAGAATGAGTGGGTAAGAGTTTGGCTCAGTAACCCGGAAGAATTGCCTATAGCTCAAGGAGGAATTACAGACATATTCTTTGACGTAAGCGTTAAATATTTTGATGCTGCTGGGTTTACAAAACGTCCTGATAAAGCTTATTTGCCTGCAAAAGCTAAACCTAAACAAGCAGCTGGAGTTCGAGATAGAGTAAAAAATCAACATGCTCCGGGTTCTTTAACTCAACAAGCTAAAAAAGAATTAGAAAGAGCTAGAGATTGTGGAATACAGGCTGCTGTTAACCAAAATCCTGCTACAAGTGGTTCAGGTGTAGATGACAGTAAATTTAGTGGTGGTCGTTGGAACCCACCGCCACACATTGTAACTAGACATTTTTCTCCACTTGCTTATGAGCAAAAACAATATCTATACGGAACGGATAAGTAATGTCAGACGTATATAAACTAGGCATGTTCTATACCAACCCAGATGATTACGCTGGTGCTGGGTTTACTGGTGCTTCTGATAAACGCGCTGCTGCAACAAAAGATGCTCTTGCTATGTACCCAGGACAAGAATCAATGTGGGGTTTTAGGTTTATGTTTAATCCTACGGTTTGGAACTATTCAATAAGCTCTAGTAATGAAGTAGACTGGACTTTGGGAAATCAAAATAATTCTATATTAGTTGCTCCCGGTATTGGTCAATCAATGAGCGTTAATATACTTTTAGATCGAGTTGCAGATATGGCTGTAATGAAACGTTGGTCTAAAACTGGCATTTTGCCTGGACAAGGTCAATACCCAAGGCAATTAACTGTAGCAGAGTGCGCTGGAATTTTACATCGTGGAACTGAGTACGATTTAGAGTTCTTGTACCGCGTAGTTAATGGACAGCGATATAAATCTGCAATGATGGGTGATGCCTCTAACGGGTTAGAACTAGAGACCGCAGATGTTGGTTATTTAACATCTTTGCCATTTATTTTTGAAATAAGCGCTCATAGAAAATACACCGTAGTTTTACAATCTCTTTCTGTAAGCCACGATATTTTTAATAGAGATATGGTACCTATTAGAAGCTACGTGTCTTTAGGACTACAAAGACTTCCAGACCTTTATTCTGATGCAACTAGCAAGCTAAACACTGAAAAAACAAGAACTTTTACAAGTTTAATAGACTTGCCAGCAAAGGGAACTCAAGGAAAGGTGCCATACAAGTGAGCGTAAATAGACGATCTAGGTACATTGACGGACCCCACAATCAAGTAAAGCATAAATACACCGACGTATATGAGCGCACCGTGTATAGAAAATTTCCCGGGTCTGTAGCCATATCTTATACAGATTACACTTGGATAGACGGCGACCGTATAGATTTTCTTTCTGCCGTTTACTTAAGAAATGCTTTTTCTTGGTGGCAAATAATGGATATAAATCCTGAAATTATAGACCCCTTTAACATTGCTCCAGGCACCGTAATAAGAATACCTAGGGTTTCTTAAAGATGGCCCTACAATCAAACCCAAGGATAAAGCTACCGGTAGAACGACGATCTTTTAGAGTAGCCTCTTTTTCTAAATCGCCTGAGTTTGACCTTTTACTTCTTACTGCAACCCTGTCCCAACAGTTTATGCAGCATCAAATGCTTACGTTAACTTTTTCCGGAAAAATTAACAACAACACTACGGTTATATCTTCTGGAGACCCAATGCAGTTTGTATGGGGCATGGGAGAAACAGAGCAAACTTTTGTGGGGTATGTTAACCATGTTGAACCCACCACAATTGTAGACAATGAGACTACAATAGTTTGCATCTCAGCTTCTTACCTTTTAAAAAATGCTTATCAAACTATCTATAAAAATGTTACTGCTGATGAAGTAATTAAACGAATTGCTACTAAACACGGTTTAAAAGCAGTAACACAACGTCATCCAAGAGTATACAAGTCGCTTGTTCAAGCTGGACAAAGTGATTGGCAAATGTGTAGAAGATTAGCCAAACAATGTGGGTACGCTTTAAAGATTGAAGAAACAACTATATACTTTACGTCTAAGTCTAAACTTTCTTTAGACAGCAAAAACTCCTCTCAAACGTTTTATTTTGAGTCTGCTTCTCCATCTTCTAGAGGCGTAAGTTCTTTAGGCACTATTTACGCATTTAGCCCAGTTATATCTGATGAGTCCCCAGATTTTGTAGGAACTAACGTAGACCGAATAGTTACTGGTATTCATGAGGTAACAAATAAGGTAATGACTACTGTTCACAATACAACCCCAAAAGATACAACTAACCGGGGAGTAGTAGTTCCAAATGCTGCCTATTTTGAAGGAGTGTAATGGCTACCCCACATAGCAGAAGCGCAGGTACCTCTCCTAAAGCAAAGTTTGTTAAATACCAGTCTTTTGAGTCTGCCACAACACTTGCTGAGTCTAAATTTATTGCTCAAGATGCTGGTGAGCATACAAGGTATCTTTACAGAGCTAAAGCTCATCTTGCAGGTAATGCCTCTGTCAGATTAGGAGAATCTATCTATTTAGATAATCTTCCCCATAACATGTCAGGATACTGGACAGTAACAGGTATCGAACATGTGTTCGGTACAGGTAACCGGGCTTATCAAATGTACGTAGAGCTTGGAGCAGACGTACTTGGAGACGCTAGACCTTCTACGGCATCTACAGCTGATGTACGAGATTTTGCTGCAGAAGACTCTGGTCAATCTTTAAGGCCATCAGGATCAACCTTAAATGACTATGACTTGTCTATAAATTCAGGTGCCTCCGAAGAGGCTACTCCAACTGCACAATCCCCACAGAATGTTCCGTTATTATATGCAAGTGACGATATACCAAACTTTAATGATATAAAAAGAACTACTACGTGGGGAGCTAAATAATGACTCAAGAGTCATCTGGCTACATGATCGACCCAGAGGGTCGCACTAGATTTTTTGGGCTCTATGAGGGCGAAGTAATAGATATTAACGACCCGCTAAAGAAAAATAGGATAACCTTAAAAGTTCCTACAGTAACTGGAGAGCAAATAACTACTTGGGCTAGGCCTTTGTTACCTGTCCACTCTAACTCAAATCACCCCGATCACGTTGAACACACTGCTGCGTCAATAGCTCTCCTCCTTACTACTAGCTCTACCACCGCTAGTGATCCTCAAGGTGGGTCAGTAACTATACCCGCGCTCACCGTGGTAGCTAAGTCTGGGGCTGGTACCCTTAAGCATCCACATAAAGTCGTAGCAAACACCACTAAAAAGTGGAATGACGCTACAGACATAGCGGCTACTGAAGAGCACACCTTACATAGGTTAGTGCCTAAAAAAGGCCAAAGAGTGTGGGTCATGTTTATTGCCGGATTACTAGAAGAACCAGTTTGGTTAGGAGTGCAAGAACCTAAATGAAAGCTATCTCCTACCCTTTTACTTTAAACGTTTTTGGTGAAACGACGTCTACCACAGATCAAAAAAAGATCTACACAGACCGCGTTCTTACCCTATTGTCTACCTCTATAGGTGAAAGACCCATGCGCCCTACGTATGGAACTAACCTTGGATTAGCTATGTTTGAAAACCAAGGAGTTGCAGAAGTAGCTATACCCGCCGCAATTAGGTCAGCAATATCTACTTGGTTACCAGCGCTTACCGTAAATCAAATTAATATCAAAAATTTTAATGATGGCGGAAAAGTAGAAGTAGAGCTTTTACTTACTTTTCCAGACTATACAACAGGAACTATAACTGTTAGAAGTGTCACATTAAACCCAGACGCGTCCACTACGAGGGGATAAACAATGAGCAACGAGCTACCTATTCAAATTGATTACACGTCTAGAGACTATGACGGATTGATTACTGACTTAACTAGCTTAGTCAATATCCGTACAAACAACGCTTGGACTGCGGATGACCCAAACGATTTAGGCACAGTTTTACTAGAATCAATGGCTTACATGGGGGACGTTATGTCCTACTACATAGACCGGGTAGCTAATGAACTTTCTTTAGAGACCGCAACCCGCAGAAGTACACTTATTTCTATAGGAAAGCTATATGGCTATAAAGTTTCTGGACCAACACCGGCCACAATGTCGGTTACCTTTACAAATATCTCTGCGTCCGCTATTGACATCCCTGTAGGTACTCAAGTACTAGCTACTTTAACTACCGGTAATTACAGAGAAGTTTACTTTGAGACTACTCAAAGTGCAACTCAATTAGCGCCAGATGCTTCTATAACTTTGTTAGCAAAAGAAGGAAGAACTGTAAACACCGACCGTCCAGACTTAGTAAGCGCTTCTACTAATAAACCCCTACCTGTAAACCTAGGTTTATCTTCAGGTGCTGCAAATCAACAAGTTCAACTACCCGACACAAACATCATAGATAATTCAGTAGTAGCTTATGTAGGCTCTGGCGTATCTTTTAGTCCTTGGAAGTTCGTAGACTCGTTGTTAGAGTGGGGACCTACATCTCAAGTGTTTACAACAACTAAAGATGAAGATGGTTATACAACCATTGAATTTGGAGACGGAGTTAATGGGGCTATCCCAGCGTCTAACCAAGTATTAAGTGCTTTGTATAAAGTCAGCGTAGGTTTGGCAGGAAATTTAGTTGCCAATACCTTAGAAGAAGTAACTTTTATTCCGGGAAATATTAACCTTTCAGCTGTTGGATACTTCTCCCTCTCTAATCTTGCCTCATTTGGTGGCGCAGACGGGGATGATACAGATCAAATAAGAATTAAAGTAAAAGCCGCAGTAGTAACTAGACGTAGAGCAGTTACTTTAACGGACTATGAAAACTTAGCTTTGTTAGTTTCTCAAGTTGGTAGGGTAAAAGCGGTCTCCTCTGTATACAGCAGCGTTACTTTGTATGTACAGCCACAAAACGATGGGTCAATAACTCCCGGCATTGCTTCAGGATCTCCTACAACAGCGTGGACTGCTTTAGCTGCAGATGTAACTACATATTTAGCAGATAAAATTCCAGCGGGAACAACAGTGACTGTTACTCAACCTACGTACTTACCTTTGTATGTAACGCTTGATGTAGTAGCAGCAGCCTCATACAAAAATGCAGACGTAGCCAAGGCTATTAGGTCTGCGTTTATCAATCCTAATGGACTATTTTCATATGAAAAAGTTGCATTTGGAGAAACTATGGCGTACTCCGCTGTCATATCTAAAGCATATGCAGTTAGTGGAGTTAAATCAGTAGTTATTTCTAAACTTAACACTGACAATAGCGGTAGTGCTTCTACTGCTGGAGTAGCCCTGACTTCAGGACAACTTGCGTCTTTACCAACAGCAAACCTAATTATTAACGTAACCGGAGGCATCTAAGGCCGTTTGTCATGACAGATGGTAAAAAGTCTTAGAAAATTAACTAACCAAAAGGATAGGTAAAAACATGGCAGCAACGTTTCCAACAACAGTAAGAACGTTTACACCTAAAATCGACGTAACAGATACTGTCTACGCCGATCACGTAAACGTCCTTCAAGAAGAAGTCAGGGCTACTGAGCAAACTTTAGGGGAGTCCCTCTTAACTGCTACCTACGCTGGAACTTTTCAACAGACTGGTTCTTGGGCTAGCCTATCTCTTCGCCTTGCAAACATAGAAGCAGGTTTAGTTGGCGGAGTAACCGGATCTATCTATTTTAAAAAATCAGGGGACACTGTAACCCCAGACTCTGGTTCTATAGCTTTAGGACTTAAAACTACTGCCGGATCTGCAAACTTGCTAGAAACACGCAACGCAGCAAATACCCTAAGATTTGTGGTTGACTACGATGGCATCCCTAAAGTAGGAACCGCAGCCGTGTTGTATGTAGGTAGCGCTGCGTACACTACCCTTAATACAACTGCTACTGCAGCAAACACAACCGCTCAAGGAAATCCTTTTAATCCATTTTTACTTGCAGGAATCTAAGAACTAATAGGGGCAAACATACATGGCTAGATACGGGCTTAAACAATACGGTACCTTTGTTTACGGAGAACCTGACGCTAACCGTCTGTACTACTCCTCAGGCATTACTGCTTACTCGTACGACTATAACAAGATCTCAATAACATGGAAATCTATTATTGCCGATCCTTTAGACCTACCTTACGTACCCACACATTGGAAACTTGTACGAACACTTACTGGAGTATCTGATAGCCCTTACACAGGAGACGTATTAGACTCCGGAGTAATAACAAGTTTTAGATTAAGTTACACAGATATAGACCTTCAAGTTACAGAAGACGCAGAGGTAACCTACACGATCTGGGTTTCTATGGGAGAAGTAATAGCAGATGTGTATACAGGAAATCGCCACGATTGGATTAACTGCGGAAGTGCTACCGCTAACGTAACCCTACAAACTACTCTTCAAGATACCTTTAAAGCTTGGCTGCCTGCAGCATGGTTAAATGAGGTTAACGGGGTAGGAGATGCCACTGGTGAGCCAGAAGAAACTTCCCTATCTAAAACTGTAGATGCCTACGGATTTGCTTACGATAAAATTAAAACACAAGCTACGTTATTAGGAACTTCTGCAGAAGCATACGAGATTCCAAGCGTTCTTTTAAAGAACAAAGTTACAGACCTAGGGTTTTTATACGAGCCCTCTTTAGGAGATACCTACCATCGCTCCCTCTATAAGAGTGGTAACTACATAAACTCTTATAAAGGAACCCTTATCGGGTTAAACGCATACTCTGTTGCTTTAACACATTGGACCTCAACAACAAGTATTGGACAAAACTTACTTCTTGACTTTAATGACTCTTCTTTTGAACAATCTAAAGGACGTTGGACTCCTGAGCCTTTAGCTTCAGGTACTACTTGGACGTTAACAAGACAAGCATACGCCACCTCTTTATCTGATATTGGCACTGCAATAACCCCACCTACTCCTACACTTTATGATCGTATTTATCCACCTAGAACGGTAGGGTTTGCTAAGTTAACTTGTGGAAGTGCTACTGATCAACAAGAATTACGCCTACCGGCTACATCAGCTAGCAAAGTTTTATACGGAGTTCCCGTTACTGCAGGAAAAAAGTATTTATTTACCGGTTTTGCTAGGTCTAGGGTAGCTCCTACAGGGACACAATCAAATAATACTATTGCTGCTTATGTAAAATGGTACAACAAAGACGGCACGTTTATTATTGGTGGAACAGGGTACGGCGCCTCAATTAGGTATACAACTAGTTGGCAAGAATTCACTTCGTATTCAGACTCGGGTAGAAATGGGGATCTTGCTCCTGCAAATGCTGTTTATGCCACAATAGAATTCCTTATTAATAAGTCTGGGTCTCAAATAGTAGATCTTTTGTTTG